CATCTAGTATGATGAGGATTGTCATCGCTGCAATGAAGTATACACTTACAAGCACCGAGTACATGATAAGGTGTCTGATCTTAAACTTTCCACTAAACATATTTAGTCTCCCAGTTGGGGGGACCGAAGTCCCCCCGGGTTAGAGTTTCTAGAAGAGAGGCAAGTTCTTAGTTGCCTTCGCAGGTGCTGCCTTCGCTTTCGCTGGGGTAGCTGAGTTGTACGCCGCGTTCTTAAGCTTGGCGTGTGCGTCTGTCATAAACGAGACGCCCCATTTTGGTGTCTGCGAGTACTGCGTGTTCAAGAACTGAAACCCGTTAAGGTCCAGCTTGGCCGCCGCCGGAACCGTCATCTTCTCGCCGTTGGCGTAGACTCTGGTTTCTTTTGGCAGACCGCCGCTTTCGATAACAGCCTCCAAAGCTGCCTTCGCAGTTGGAAACTGCTGCCTAGTCGCAGTGCCCTTGTTGATAAACAACGTTGGACCCTGTGGCTGACCAGCATTCTTCCCCGATTTAGGGGTATAGTCTGCATCGAAGTTGACGGACACGGTAGCCAGTTTGGCACTGACGAAGCCTTTTACAAAATCACTCATGTGATTATTCTCCTAGTTGGTTACCACCGACCAAGTGATCGGTGGGTAGTTTTCTTATGAGGCACCTTTGTGGACACTTGGCTACGTTAATCTATCCGAGTTGCATGAGGTTCTTATGTGTCTCGTCTCTGCTAGATTAGCCCCGAAGCGGTTATGTGCTCGCCGTTTCGACAATTGAATTGAAGCATGCTCCCCAAATTTTATCAAGTCGGCTGGGTTTCCGCCGTTTTCTAAGCCATTGAAAGCATTGATTTATTCGGGCTAAGGCACGAGCCGATAGGTGTTGACGGGGGGGACATGGACTACGTGTCATGACCGCACCCCCATATAAGTAAACCGCTTAAAGCAAGACCCAAAAATACCTAGTGTATAGTTAGCGTTTATCTAATATACAACTACTTAGCTTGACACCCCTGACAACTTATTACAGAATACCTCACATGGATAATCTACCGTTGAAATATCATCCGTGGTCTGACCGGCTTGCAATGGACATCGCGCTTGCTCTCGAGGGGTCAGGTGAATCCATGCCAGATATTATGTTGCGTCATGCGATAACCCAAAGCGAACTCATTACTTACAATCAAGATAGTATGTTCCTTAAGAAGGTGGAGCATCTTCGTGAGGAAGTTAAAGAGAAGGGCATGACCTTCCGACTCAAGGCAAAGGCGCAGGCAGAAGAACTACTAACAACAAGTTGGACATTGATCCATGCACCAGATGTAAGCGCAGCAGTAAAGGCTGATCTTATAAAGTCTACGGTTAAGTGGGGAAACCTAGAACCGCAGAAGGATGCAATAGCTGAAGGTGTGGGCGGCGGCGGTGTTACTATACAGATTAACCTCCCCCCTCAAGAATCAGCAGTAACTACTTTGGTACCCGTTGCCAAAGTTATTGAGCATGGTTGAGGTGCTATACCCCCTTAAAAAAGCCCGATTGATTTTAACGTTATTATCTAAAGGCGGGTGGTCACACTCGGCTAAGATTATCACATACCCAAAGCGCACAAAGAAACCAATGGCTGTGCGCATTAGAATATACGTGGAGGGATGATGGCGTACGAGATTGACTATACACCCACTAAAGTGTGTGGTGCTTTCATGGCAAACAATTCCAAGATGCGTGTCCTTATGGGGCCGGTTGGAAGTGGCAAGTCTGTGACCAGTACCTTTGAGGTTATTCGCAGAGCGGGGGAGCAAGAGCCAAATGAACAAGGGATACGGAAAAGCAGGGCGGCTATTGTCCGCGAGACGGCGCGTCAGCTCATGGATACCACGATTAAAACGTTCCTCGACTGGTTCCCACCCGGAGTCTGCGGACGATACATGCGAACAACCAAAACCTACTTTTTCAAAGTCGGAGACATCGAGTGCGAAGTAATGTTTCGGGCGCTTGATGACGCGGATGACGTAGCGAACCTTAACTCACTCGAGCTTACATTTGCGTGGTTCAACGAGTGTCGGGATATTCACCCGGATATTATTGACGCTATGTCCAAGCGCGTTGGACGTTACCCCAGTAAGAAAGATGGTGGCCCAACATGGCACGGGATGTGGGGGGACACTAACCCACCAACTCAGGATACATGGTGGTACTATCAGATGGAGGGGCTTAGTGCTGAGGACGGTGTGTCGCCTAATGACAACGGATGGGCAGTATTTAAACAGCCGTCAGGGCGGGGGCTATTGGCAGAGAACGTTAGTAACTTGCCGGAGGGATATTATGACACACAAGGTCGGAGTGAAGAGTACGTTAGGGTATACATTGATGGTGAGTATGGACTCAGCTCTGCAGGCCAGCCTGTGTATAAGTATTTTCGTCCTGACTATCATATGGCTACTGAGCGTCTGGAGCCTATTATTAATGGTGTTCGCCCCATTGTTATTGGTATGGACCTTGGCCTCACACCTGCTGCAGTCATTGGTCAGAGTGATCCAAGAGGTAGGGCGCTCATATACGCAGAGGCTGTAAGTTTTGATATGGGGGTGCAACGTTTTGTACGGACAGTACTTAAGCCGCTACTCTTCGAGAGGTTCAGCGGGGCAAACGTTATTGTCGTTGTTGACCCTGCTGGAGTGCAGCGAGCACAGACGGATGAACGTAGTGCCATTGATATTATTAAAGCTGAGGGTATGAAAGTTATTGCAGCAAAAACTAATAACGTTACACCTCGGCTTAGCGCAGTGGACGAGTATCTTATGCGCCATGCAGATGGGGATAGCGCGTTCTTACTGGACCCGAGCTGCACCGCACTTAAGTCCGCAATGATGGGGGGATATCGCTTTCATCCAAAGACTGGCGCCATTGAGAAAAACAAGCATAGTCATGTAGCTGAAGCGTTGCAGTACCTGATGTTGCATATCTCCTCTATCAGTGACGGCTCAGTCGTTGCGCAGCGGAGAGAAATTAAATCGCATAGTGCTGTTGGGTGGACGTAACATTACACTTGCGTTGTCCCATACGGTATCATATAGTCTCATTGGGCCTGACATAGCCCATCTCCCATGTTGTTTACTTCCCCCCCACTGGACTCCTAGCCAGTGGGGGTTTTTTCTATTGCATAATAAATTCTGCCAAGTTAGATTGAAGCTCCAACTAATTTTTAGAGGGATAATTACTATGCCAAATGTAAACGGCAAAAAGTTTTCATATACCCCTGACGGTATAAAAGCTGCCGCTAAAGCTAAGAAGATGGGTATGTCTTCTGATAGAGAATCTTTTATGGGCGGAGGCATGGTTGGTAAGAAAAGAAATTCTTACATGTATGGTGGCAAGGTCACTGGCAATACCATGTATTCTCCCGGCAATAAACAGAAGCATATGGCGAAAAGCTAACTAAATGGCAGGCCGTAAGTATTCTAACCAAACCCCAGCTGAACTCCGCCAAGCTCGTGCTGTGAAGAACGCTACTGCCGCAGAGGCGTGGGCAGTTGGTCGGGCGTTCAACCGGGTGAATGAGGTCGCGTCCAAGGTAAACCAAATTTTTCTCGGTGGTGATGACCGCGAAGGGCGGGCCTCTCGCGCAGGCCGTAAGGCAGCTAAACGCAACAAGCGTAACGAAGGTGTCAACTAAATGGCAGGTCTTAACTTTCTACGAGTTGTTGATAACGCTACGCTTGTTAGCGACGAGGAAGACGCGCGTAAAGAGATGGCAGATCGTCAGGCTGAGCCCTTAATGCTAGGGTTGTCTGCGTATCTACGGTCTTCTTTTGACGCAGCTAAGCGAGCGAAAGACCCTATTGAGCGGGCCATGCTTAAGGCTTTACGCCAACGCAATGGTGAGTACGAGCCAACTAAACTTGCTAGTGTACAGCAGCAAGGCGGTTCGGAAATATATATGATGATAACTGAGGTAAAGTGCCGTGCAGCCGAAAGCTGGTTGCGGGACATCCTTATGGATACTGGGACACCACCTTGGGATATAAAGCCAACCCCGATACCTGATCTACCAGATGCGCGTGATGAGGTTATAAATCAACTTCTTGGGGAGAAGGTTACCGGATTAATTGAGCAGCTTGGGCAAGCTCCTACTCCTGCTGAAATTGCGCAGCTTAAAGAAGTTGTTGCACAGGAGCTACGGTTCTCCGTATTGCAAGATGCTCAGAATCGCACAGATGGTATGAAGCGTAAGATTGCTGACCAGTTTGCTGAGGGTGGATTTTCTGAAGGGTTTAATGAGTTCCTAACTGATCTCGTTACATTTCCAGCCGCTATTCTTAAAGGCCCATGTGTTCGCAAGCAGCGCAAGTTATCATGGGATGTAGATGCCGAAGGCAAGACTATTGCCGTAGCAGACGAACAGCTTGCTCCTGAGTTTGAGCGGGTTGACCCATTCCGGTTCTATCCGGAACCGGGCATATCCAAGGTTAACGACGGGTATATATTCGAGCATCATCCCCTGACTCGAATGGCATTGTCGGAACTGATTGGAGTGCCCGGTTATGATGACGAAGCTATACGCGAACTACTAGATGTTGGTAACGGGCAGAGCTGGATCAACAGCGACGTTAACCAAGAGAAAGATGAGCTAGAGCGCAAGCACAGCACTGAGCAGCGCCCAACAAAAATATATGATGCCCTCGAGTTCTGGGGTAAAGTTAGTGGTAAGATGCTGCTTGAGTGGGGTTTAACTGAAGAAGAAGTTGAAGACCCTGCGAAAGAATATGATGCAAACGTATGGCTAGTAGGTAACTATGTTATCAAAGCTATCCTTAATTATGATCCCCTAGGGGAAAAACCTTACGCAGTTACTTCCTTTATTAAAAGCCCCGGTGCATTTTGGGGTAAAGGTATTCCAGAAATTATTGAAGATGTGCAGAATGTGTGTAACGCCTCTGCGCGTTCTCTCGTCAATAACATGGGTATCGCCTCTGGACCCCAAGTCGAAGTTAACTTGGAACGTATTCCTACAAATGAGGATATTACCCAAATGCACCCTTGGCGGATATGGCAAGTGCTTAACGATCCACTCGGTGGCTCTGCCCCTGCTGTCCGTTTTAACCAGCCTAATGATAATTCTGGTTCGTTGATGTCAGTGTATCAGCAGTTTAGTAAGCTGGCTGATGACCATAGCGGTATACCGTCTTACTTATCAGGTGACCTTAACGTGAAAGGTGCAGGTCGTACAGCGTCTGGTCTCTCGATGCTCATGGGTTCGGCTGGTAAAAGTATCCGGCAAGTAGTTATGCATATAGATGCAGATGTTACAAAACTTATTGTGCATCGTATGTTCGTGTACAACATGCGTTATGATGAAGACGAAAGCATAAAAGGCGACGCTCAGATTATACCTCGTGGGGCTATTAACTTAGCTGTCAAGGATACTGTTAACTCTCGGCGTGTTGAGTTCTTACAGGCTACTGCTAATGAATTTGATATGGAGATCATGGGGGTAGATGGACGGGCAGCGATTCTTCGGGAAGTTGCTAAAGGGCTACAGATGCCTGAAGATGAAGTTGTGCCGACTCGTGAGAAAGCTGCGTTTAATAAACGAGCTGCTCAGAGTGAGGCTCAGGCTGCAATCACTCCGCCTGATGGTGGACGCACAGGTCCGCAGCCCCAAATACTAGACCAAGCTGGTAACCCAGCCGGTGGTCAGGAAGCGAAGCTAGTATGATACATCCTGACCCCGATACAATTAGAGCATTTGCGCATGTTTCGCAAAATGTACCCCGTGTGGCAAAGTTTCTCGATGAGCAGTATCATGCTGAGCTCGAGCGTTTGCCAGTGACGGCAAGAGATAAGCAGGGTATCGCTTCCGGGCGATGCCAAGTTTTAGGCGAGTTGTGTAAACTTCTTGCCGATTCCCCACAAGTAGCACAGTCCGATGGATAGCTACTTTATTAACCAACGCATACCGATAGGAGCGTAAGATGGCAGTACCAGAGCAAGTTCGTAAACAGACTGAGGCAGTGCAAGCCTTGTACAACGATGTCAACACCACTGAGTCGCCTGAGAATGGTGAAACGCCGGTTGTTGAGCCTGTTGTGCAAGTAGTTCTACCTGCCGACAGTGTTCAAGAATCTGCCCCAGAGTTAACGTCAGCCGAGCAGGGCGTTAACGACCAAGATGAAACTTTCGAGCAGAAGTACAGGACTCTTCAAGGTATGTACAACGCCGATGTTCCTCGCTTAAATTCTCAAGTGCAGGAGCTAACGCAGCGTGGTCAGCAGATGGAGCAACTTGTTGCAACTATGCAGGCTACACCCGCACCTACTCTTGAACCCGCCCCTACTCCAGCCAGTTCACTTACTGAGGACGAAGTAGAGGAATACGGGGAGTCTATTGACATTATGCGTAAGGTTAGTCAGGAAATTACTGGTCAGTACCAGCAACAACTGTCTGACATGCAGGCTAAAATTGACCAGCTACAAGGCACAGTTATACCTCGTGTTGAGCAACTTGCTAGCCAGCAAGCGCATAGTGCTGAGCAAGCCTTCTGGGCTGATCTGACAAGTAGTGTACCAAATTGGCAGGCGATTAATGACTCCAAGGACTTTCAAACTTGGTTGTTAGAGACCGACCCCCTTTCTGGATTAACTCGTCAGACATACCTCGACGATGCCCAACGCAATCTGGACATGAAACGGGTAGCTAGTTTTTTTAACTCTTGGCAATCGGCAACTGGTGCCGTAGCAGCTCAACCTAATCGGACCGCTTCTGAACTTGAGAAACAAGTTTCACCGGGCAAAGGTCGCAGCGGTGCTGCTTCTACGACTGGTGAAACTAAAACCTACACGCCGCAGGACATCACGGATTTTTTCGAGAAGGTTCGGACGGGTGGGTTCGAAGGTAACGAAGAAGAGCGGGACGGAATTGAACGCGATATTTTCGCAGCGCAAAGCGATGGTCGTATAATCCACGCGTAGTTAATAAAGGAGCCAATTATGGCATACGCAACATCACCGGGTCATCCTAGCTACACCGGGAATTTCATTCCAGAACTCTGGAGCGGAAAACTTATAGAAAACTTTTACGACGCCACTGTGTTGTCGGCTATCGCCAACACTGACTACGAGGGCGATATTAAATCTCATGGTGACACGGTTAATATCCGTACGACCCCTGAGCTGACGATCCGTGACTATGTTAAGGGTCAGACTCTCGCCGTCGAAAACCCTGATAAGCCTAAGCTGCAGCTTCTTATCGACAAAGGTAAGTACTTTGCCTGTGTTGAAGATGATGTAGATCAGGTTCAGTCCGACATCGCTATGATGGACGAATGGTCTAAAGACGCTTCCGAGCGTATGAAGATTACTATTGATACTGATGTCCTTGGTAACATTGCTACTGACGTTCCTGCCAAAAACAAAGGCATCGCCGCTGGTGAGCAATCTCTTGCTATTGACTTAGGTGTTACAGGCACTGCTAACGCTTTGACAACATCAAATGTTTTAACTGAAATCATTAACCACGGTACGGTTCTTGACGAAGCAAACGTTCCTGAGTCAGATCGTTGGATGGTTATCCCCGCCAAAATGGCTGGGCTAATTAAACAGTCCGACTTAAAAGACGCTTCTATTACTGGCGACGGTTCTACCCCGCTGCGTAATGGCCGTCTTGGTATGATTGACCGCTTCATGATTTATGTGTCGCACAATCTTCCTCTCTCCCAAACTGGAGCCAGTGGTGAGTTCACCATCTTCTCCGGACATAAGAAGGGATTGACCTTCGCTTCGCAGATGACCAACATGGAAACTCTGCGTTCCGAAACTACCTTCGGGGATATCATCCGTGGTCTGCAAGTGTATGGTTTTAAGGTTGTTAAGCCTGAAGCTATCACCGCTGGCATCATCACAAACGCTTAGTCCTAAAGGAGGATTGAATTATGGCTGCATATACAGACACGATTGGCTTTAACAAAGGTACTGGGGCACATCCTGCTAAAGGTATTAATAGAGTCGGTTACATTGAAGTCGTACTAGACTTCGCTAAGATTACTGCAGATAGAGTCGCAGCAGGTGCTACAGCACTTGCAGCAGGTGATTCTGTTCAGGTACTCTCTCTAC